GATCTTATCGAGATATTTAGCGTTCTTTTTCGCTTTAGGCTTTTTAAGTCCTGTCGGTGGTCTATTTGCTAGATTGGTCAACTGGATCGTATCCTATAGCCTCGGTTAGTTTTTGCATGGCGAGTTCGAAGTAGTTATTAAACTCCTGTTGGCTCATATCATCGAAAGAAATACTGTCCATTACTCGCATATGGGCGCTTGCCAGTGAGTTCCATCTCATTTTGACATAGCCACAAGACCATTTCAATTCGCTATGTAGGTGATGCTCTGTAGGCCATCTCTGAGTTGTTTTGCATACATCTCGAAGCACTCCCCAATATAAATTGTGATGAGGGTTCGATCTCTTGCCTGTCGAGGTTAAATTAAAGAAGCTACCATCTTTGAAATCTTCCATTCGTTGGGCATCATATTTAGTGATGGGCAATAACTGCCCACCCTTAAATTCAACTTGTATCTTAGACATTATCCCACTCGTTCCCATCAAAATAGGTAACTTTACGGTTTCGAGTCTGGAAGAATCCATCGTACTGAGGGAACTCATCCATAAACTTACGAGCGTAATGGCTAATCCATCCATCGTTTAGTTTGTATTCGGCTGCAACTTCTCCAATAGCTGTATCCCATCTCATGCGATGAAATACGGCCTTTGCTGAAAAGTATTTACGCCTGACAGCGACTTGCATCGAATAGGTAACAAAGCCTTCCCAGATATGAGGGTTTTCTTTGTCGAATAGCTCAAAGTTTTCCGTTGTAAATTCTCCGTTAGCTTTCATTTTTGCTCTCCTTAAAATGGTATTTCATCATCAAAGTCTTGGTTAGTATTATCAGAGTTCTCACTATTCTCTGATGTATCCTTGGATTGATCCTGTTTTAATTCACTATTAGCAATAGTTTCCATTGTATTGCGATCATTCCAGAATTTTATGTGGCTTGCTCGAATATTGTGAAATGTTCTATCTCCCTTTTCCTCGATACTTAAAGATCCTTGGACTACGACTTTCGTTCCTTTCTGTAAGTATTGTGCGATGTTGGTTTGATACGAGATACAACTAAACCAGTTTGTTTTTTGGTTTTCTTTTGAGCCTTCTGTAACCGCGACAGAAAAGGTAATAAACTCCCCTTTCTGGTTCGATTGAACTTCAGCGCTTTTACCGAGATTCCCTGCAATTGTAATAACTTTCATAATCCTAGCTCCAATTTTCTTTGTTCATACATTTCTTCGACATACTGCGAAATATCGCTGTTTTTAACCCATTTATCTCTCCATCGTTTCCATTGTTCGATAGCTTCATCCATAGCAATTTGACTATCGCAATACTTGAAACCTTTGCGCCATTTCTCAATAGCTCTTCTCATGTCAGGCTCTAGTTCTTTAAGTGCTTGAGCTAGGTTAAACTCATCGGCTTCGTCTTGGCTGTAAACATCACCACTTAATTCGAGCAACTTTAGTATTACTCTGTCTTTGGCTCGTTTTTCTGCCATTGCGAAAGGGTAAGAGTTTTTGTTGTTGTATGGCGATGCTTCACCGATTGATTCCTCAGTTGCATCTTTATAATGGCCTCTAACGCTTATTACAGCATACTTTTCCTTTACTGAGCTTTCTATTACTTTCATATCGTCAAAAGTAATACCTTTATGAATTGCAATCTTTTCGAGTGCTTTGTGCAATACGACAGGCGTTCCATGACAATCCCAAGTCGATGAAGCAACGGTAAGTTTTACCTCTTTTAATATTTCTTCTAACTTCTCTGGTAGCTTTTTAACCATTTGATACCTCTTTCAATGTGTCTATAATTTTTTGTTGTGCCGCCTCTAATCGAGCAAGCTCACTGCTTTCATATTCGTCAAAAACCTTATCAATAGCATCACCGATGATATTGTTTGCACACATTGGAAACATCTCGTGCAATGGTGCTTTGTTTTCAATTTGCTCTTCCATGTGCTTTAATATTGCATCAGAAATAGCAACTTTTATAGCAACTGGTGGTGGTCTGTGTTTTGTCATTTTTTTCTCCTTTTTGCTAATAACCGTTTACAAGTTTTTATTTGTGCTGTAAAGCCTAAATAATAATTTAGTAAACAAAGGATGTAAAAATGGAAGTGAGAACAATACTAAAGCTCGATGATATAAGATCGATGCTGCAAGATCGAAACTTGACGAAAGTAGCAAAATCGGCAAATGTTAGCAGACCAGTGCTTTATCAGATAATGAGAGGTTCAACTGATCCTAAGTTTTCTACGATAGAAAAGTTATCTGATTATTTACAGAAGTAAAAAACCCCCAGTAATTAAACTGAGGGCTTTAGCAAAAAGAAGAAAACAACTGTGAGATATATTTTCTTAACTAACGGAGTAGTCAAACAATGAGTAACCTAGTTTCAAACCTAATACAAACTAAAAAGGTTGGCTCACTCACTAAGAAAGCGATCCTAATGTATATGGCTGACAAGGCCAGTGACGATGGAAGCGGTATATGGGTGAGCAAATCAAATATGGCGGCTGATCTCGAAATGACAGATCGGGCTGTTCGAATACATATAAAAGATATGATTGCGATGGGCATAGTATCCGAATCAGGGCAGCGCCAATGCAGATCAGGGTACACAATCGATTACAGTATAAACCTTAATATTATTCATGCTTTACAGCCTACCAGATCTACCCCTGAACGAGATTCACCCCTGAATGACATTCAGCCCCACCCCTGCATGACGTTCACCCCTACCCCTGAACGAGGTTCAGGTAAACCATCCATAGAACCACCCTTAGAACCATCCTTATTAAATAATAACTATTTTGATGAGTTTTATTCTGAGTATCCTCGAAAGGTAGGAAAAGGAGCAGCAAGAAAAGCATGGGCAAAGGCAATCAAGAAAGCTGACGTTCATTATATTATTAGCTCGGCAACTTGTTATGCTAAGAGTATAGTTGGAACAGATCAAACCTTTGTGCCTCATCCTGCAACTTGGTTAAATCAGGAACGATGGGAAGATGAATTAAAAGTAGATAATAACAACGAAACCTTTAATATATTAACAGAGATGGGATTGAACTACGATGCGTGAGATAGAACTTAAAAACCGAACTATGAAAATGCTTGCACGATTAAACGCTCCTAGAGCAGTGACAGGTAACGCAGAAGCAGCCAAGAGTGAGGCTGAGTTTCTATGCAAACGAATAAACGGACTTGCCCCTTCTAGGCAAATCAATGAATGGTTTGATGATTTCGAGGAGGCTTTGCTAGGGAACTTGGAAACTCGATCATGGCCTACAGCTAAACAAATCAGCCAAGCAGCGAAAGAAATAGCTCCCAAACGTCCAGAGTTTATCGATTACACTCAGAGCAAAGGCTACGAGCCAAATGAGCTTAAAATTAATGCGGAACGTATTAAACGAAACGAGGATGTTGGAGAGAGTTATATAACAGGAACGTTTGCTGAACAGATGGTTAGAAGTGGTTTGGTTACTCAAGAACAGCTAGAACCATATAAAAAATATCTTAACCATTGGAAAAAGAATTAGATTATGTTAGACTTTAATTGGACAATACATATACTCCCTCCCAGAGTGACAGGTTTTTACACTGCTTTTTTTCCGCCTGTCCTTTTATAAAGTACACTGCCCTGCGTTCTTGCGTGGGGCTTTTTTTTAACTATAATAACCATTAACCGACAAGAGGACAAAATAATGAGCGTTGAAACCGCAATGAAAACCATNGGGTTTAATATGCGTGGAGACAGGCAAAAGGATGATTATTACGCTACTCCTTCCAAAGCAACCGATGCTTTATTATCTGTAGAGAGCTTCGAAGGAGACATTTTCGAGCCTTGTTGTGGAGAAGGTCATATAAGTAAAAGATTAATCGAGCGTGGTTATAAAGTGGAAAGTTCTGATTTAGTAGATCGTGGATTTGGTACGCCAAGGAGAGACTTTCTATTTGAGAGAGAGAAAAGAGATAATATTATAACAAACCCACCATATGCTAAAATGTCTTTGTTGATGGCTGAACACGCTCAATCGATTGCTAAATATAAAACAGCGCTACTATTAAAGATTACATTTTTAGAAGGATGTGCTAGAGCAAAGTTCTTTAAACAGCATCCACCGAAAAGAGTATGGGTGTTTTCTAAGAGGCTTTCTTTGTTGAAAGATGGTCAGTCATATAATGGTGGAATGATGTGTTTAGCTTGGTTTGTTTGGGAAACAGGATCTACAACTGCTCCTCAAATTGGTTGGTTATAACAAGAGTAAGGAAAAATAATGGCAACAGGCAAAGCAGGAAGGCCAGAGATAGAACTAACTGAACGACAGATAGAAGAGGTCGAGGAACTATCAGCAACTCTTACAACTGACGATATTGCTGATCACTTTGGCATAGGTAGAACAACTTTCTATAGACTACTGCAAAGAAATTCTGATATTTTGGAACGCTATAAAAAGGGAAGAACCAAAGTTAAGAGCTTAATTGCAGGAAGATTAATACAGAAAGCAACTGAAGGAGATACAGCTTCTCAGATATTCTATCTCAAAACTCAATGCGGATGGAAGGAAACACAATCGTTAGAACACTTCAGTCCTGATGGATCTATGACACCAACAAAGATAGAGCGTGTAATCATTGACAAGTCTACAGATTCAAACTCCTAGATGGGCTTTGCCTCTCTTACATGGAGAGAATGGTCAACCTAGATACAGAGGAGCAAAGGGTGGTCGGGCATCAGGTAAGTCTCACTTCTTTGCTGAAGCTGTAATAGAACGACAGTTAATGAACCCAAATAGTAGAGTTGTTTGTATTCGTGAGGTTCAACGATCACTCAAGTTCTCAGCTAAACAATTACTAGAGGATAAAATAAACGCTTTAGGTGTCGATCATATGTTTGAGATACAAACAACAGAGATAAAGAACCTAAAAGGACATGGCGTAATAATCTTTCAGGGAATGCAGGATCATACGGCTGACAGCATTAAATCATTAGAGGGTTTCGATTTGGCATGGTGCGAGGAAGCTCAAAGCCTGTCGAAGCGATCAATCGAGCTACTTGATCCAACTATGCGTAAAGAAGGAGCAGAACTATGGTTCAGTTGGAATCCTCGACAGCCAAGTGACGCAGTAGAAGAAGTATTTAATACTAATCCAAACAGTCAATTAGTTCATGTTAACTATGATGATAATCCTTTTGTGCCGAATGCGATGGTCGAACTCGCAGAGGTTGCAAAGCAAAGAGACTTTGAACGGTATTCGCATATATGGTTAGGCGGTTACGAGGTCGTAAACGATGCTCAAGTCTTTCACGATAAATGGTCGATAGAGGACTTCGAGCCGATGCAAGGATGGCAAGGGCCATATTTAGGTGTAGACTTTGGCTTTAGACCAGATCCTTTAGTTGCCGTTAAATGTTGGGTACACGATGAAAACCTATATATCGAGAAAGAGGCTTACGGAGTAGGAATAGAAATAGATAATACTCACAACTTCATAACGAAGATAATACCAGAGTTTGATAGGTATACTTGCCGAGCCGATAGCGCAGAACCCAAGACAATNAGCTATCTACAAAGGCATGGTTTTCCTCGAATGGAAGGNGTNAAAAAGTGGCCTAATAGTATTCAAGAAGGAATTAGGTTTATTCGTGGGTTTAAATCTGTCATAATAGCACCAAGCTGCAAGGGCGCTATTGACGACTTTAGGTTATATAGTCATAAGGTGGATAAA